TTAACTACAGTTGGTAAGTTTGTCATTATGCCCTGTAGAATAGCCATAATGATTTGAATACCAATTTCCAAGAGTGTAGGTAAAAGTTCAGTGATTTTAGCTAAAACGCTTTCGATCATCATAGTTAAACCTTCACTCATTTTTTCTGCGCCGCCATCTAGGCCCGTTACAATTCCGTTAAGGCCCTCTCCTACGAGTTTTAGGCCAGGAACTAAACTTTCTAGCAAAGAGGCACCCAATAACTTTAACTCGGTCACAATTGGCTCTACGATCTCACCAAGAGCGGCCAAAGCATCAGTCATGGCGGCTTGTGCCTCATTTGCTCTAATCAAAGAAGCAGCGTTCTCTTCATAGGATGCTGCGGCATCGCTATATAGGCCGTTTAGAGTTTTTCTAATCAGGGCCTCGCGCTCGGCTTCTGTGTTACATTTATCTAGTTTCTTTTGGAAACTTTCTTCATTAACACCCGCCCAGTTAAGAGCATCAGCTAAAGAACCAGTCAATGCGCCAGTTTTAGCAGTTTCGTTTGCGGCTTCTGTTAAGCCTTCGATTGGAATACTATCGCCAAAAGTAGCATAAACACCTTGACAAATATTAGTCCATTGCGCTAAATCCTTTTCGTTTGTAGTAAGTTTTGCTAAATGGTTTGCGGCCTCAACGGCAACATCGCCATCGCCCAGGACTCTATACAAATCGTTATAGGTTGTCTTTGCCTGTTCCGCAGTGCTTCCTGCGGCTTCAAAGGCAGAGTTTAATTTAGCTTGCGCGGTTCTATATTCTTTAGTGCTTTCTGCTAAAGCTACCAGGGCAGTTGCACCTGCAACAACTGCGGTTGCTACTGCTTTCATAGCAACGCCCGCAGCTTTACCCATACTCGCCATAGCTTTTCCAAATTTGCCATCACTTTCTTTTGCTTGTTTCTCAACTGACTTGATCTCTTCGGTAGCGTTTTGAACTTCTTTTTTAAGTCCATCAATTTGAGCGGTTATATATATTTTTAACTCTTCATCCACTTGAATTATTCGCCTCCTTGAATCTCTTGTTAAATGTGTCAGCGAATTGTTTAAATCTTAAAGCGGATAATTCGGCTTGTTTCTCTCGCTTTTTCTCTTCAATCTCCTGGGCATCAAATAATGTAGGATAGACTTCGGCAATCTGCGGCAGCTTATTACTAGAGTTATAGACTCGTGAAACGCTACGCCCAATAAGATCAGCCAAAATATAATCATATGTGGCTTTTTCTTTTGAGTTAAGTTTGTATTGTCTCTGCCTACTCTCAATTGCTCTATGCAATTCGCCTATAGTCATATTCCAGAAGTCACATTCATTAATGCCATAGTCCAAAGCGATTTCTAACCATTTATATATAAATGACGTAAATAACTTTGGAGAACCTTGTTGTTCTCCATCAGTTAGTTTTTTTCGCCAATATCCTCACTCTTAATTAGTCCTGATACTTTATAAATATCGACAATTACGGGTAAGAAGTCAGTCATACTATGATTATCTTCCAGGAACTCATCAAACACATCAAAAGCATCATTTAAGGTAATGCCGTGGTGATAGTGCTGCATAGAAGCGTGTAAAACCTGAACCATAGTAGTGATAGTTGGCATTGTATCGCCATTACCGAAAATAGTTAGCGGATTACATCCAAGTTGCTTTTCTAAAGCCACAATATTACGAGTGTTTAAGCGCAACTTATAGTCCTTATTACCCGCAGTAAAATCAACATATAACATAATTAATTACCTCCATTTTTTAATTCAGTTGGGGCCAGGGGAAAGGAGAAAACCCCTAACCCCAACGCCCTATATAGGGATTAAGCCCAGACCATTTCGGAATCAGGCTTAACAGCTAAAGTATAAGTCAGTGCGGCATTAACGCCTACACCATCCAATTTAACGGAATGAGTTCCGCTAAAGGAACAATTAGTTCCATCAGGTAATTCAACCTTCCATCCATTAGAACCATCCAGGCCGATCAAAGTATTGAACTGCTCCTTCTCGTATAAGAACTTGAAGGCTAAGCTATCGCCGTAGTTCAGGATGCCATTCATATACATATGAGCGGGGTCAGCCAGAGTAGTGATCTCAATAGCTTCTGCCTCTCCACCCAGTTCAGGAATCTCCTGTAGATTAGTCAAAGCAACATATTCAGCTTCGCCAACCTTATAAGATAAAGTAATGCCTTTAGATAAAACACCCATTGTGAATACCTCCATTAATAGTTTTCGAGGGCCAGTGCCTCATAAGTCATAATCTTTTGTATCATTGAAGATGAATTATCATATAATTCACCAGTTGCAATGCGCTTAAAGCCAAGAGGCCGCAACGCTTCATCAACTAACAATGCGTATTGCTGAATAACAGCAATATCGTTTGCCCACACTTTTACCTGATATGTAATGCGACTATAACCAAGCGTATTTCCAGAAGAGGAAACATAGTTATTAGTCTCCATATAACTGATACAGGGAGTTTTAGTTTTTGAAGTCAAAGTCATCTCATAGTGTGCGGGCAACACTGTATTGAGAGCATTGACTAATTGGCTATGATAATCAATCATTGTGTAAAGCCTCCCGTAAGATTCTTAATATTTCTTCTCGGTTTTCATTGACTGCGGGCCGCAGGAACGGCTGTGGATGTTGGCCGCTCGTGCTATGCCATTCACCCTTATCATCTTGATAGTGCCAGGGAACATCCTTTCTACCGCCTTCTTCCGCAAATAGACCAGTTCCAAATTCAACATAAGGGGCATATTCAAGGGGAGTATAAACAACACCACGCAATCCATCGTCAGTAGCCTCTACCTTACTGGTGATTGATCTGCGTAGCTCGCCTGTTCCTTTTGGAGCTTTTTCTTTTGCGGCTCTTTCGACTAGAGCGCACGCTTTACCCAACGCACTTTTAACTGCATCCACATCTTCAACTTTTTTTAATGCTTCCAGGACTTCATCTAATCCATCTAACTCAATCATAACTTTTTCAAATAAACCACCTTATAGCGGCCTTTTGGATTTACATACTGGACTTTTAGTTTTTCAGATTCATACTGAATAACGTAGCTATCCGTAATTTGAGCCATTGTTAGCCCTACATAGTTACAATCTTCATAATTGATATTGTCCTGGACGCTTTGAGAACTAATATTAATTGCTATTTTAATTTTGCCCTGTGGCTCTTTAGAGAGAGTAGGTTGGCCGTAGCTATTATCCTCTCCAAGAGTAAAGTAATCATAGATTCTCATATCAGCGTTAATCATTGATTACACCACCTTAATTTTGCGCTTTCTATTTAAAACCGCCATAATGTCTGCGGGATAGCCATCAATATAACTCTCGCTAACGCCACTAAATGACTGGGCGGCTAGTCCTTCCGTATTTAGTCTATTTAACTTGATAACTGCGATCTTCTCTGCGATGATCTCCAATTCCAAGTCAATTGATCTACGGCAATAAGCCTCAACTTCTGCTAAAGCCATTTTTAAGCACAACCCAATCTGGGCATCAGTAAAGTTAGTTGCGGCATCGCCTAACAACACTTTAATTTCTTCAATCATTTAGATACCCTCCTTTGAGTAGTTAGGGGCGAGACTGGGCCCGCCCCAGGGAAGATAACTTTTAATTAAGCCTTAACCAATTTGCAAATCTTGGTGTCATCAACCAAAGCGCAAATGTAGTAAGTAGTCAGAACAACAGAATTGCTCTTTGCTTCGATGTCTCTGTCCTGCTCAACTTCAACATCCTTCTTCATGAACAGCTTGATAGCTTCAGTAGTCATAACATAAGCAACATCCTCTAAAGCATTGGTAGCAATAACAGGAATGCCGCAGATAGTGCCGACCTGGCCGCTATAAACAACTTCACCCATACGAGCAGCCTTGTAGTCCTCGTCTTTACGGAACTCTGCCTTCCATGCGGTAGGAATAACTACGAACAACTTGCTTTCATCTTCCAGGTTCAACTTCTGGATAGCATCAACAATTGCATCGTAGCCAATAGTAGCAGCCTCATGAGAAAGAGTAGCCTTTGCTGCCTCTGCATAGAAGTCTGCGGTCATCTGATTAACCATCAGGGAGTTAGCACCCTTTAAGGACATATCAACGCAGTTATTGTCCTTCATAAAGTCCTGATCTAAATAGTCGAAAACCTGCTGTGCGCGCTCAACAGTGTAATCGTGGCCAACGAAAGAAATAGAACCACGAGCAGAGTTCTTTGCGCCATCTGCCAGTTTCTCAACAGTGCCAGAGTAAGTATAAACGTTAATAGTTTTAGTCATGCCCTCGGTTTCAACCAGAGAGTTGTCAATAGTCATTAAGGAACGAGCATTAATAGCAGTAGTCAGTAAATCCTTTGCCTTTGCTTCAATAACCTTATTAGGGAATACAGTATTAGCCATAATTGAATACCTCCAAATTAATTAAAAAGTTTATTAAATAGTTCAGGATTACTCTTTTCAAGTGCGGTCAGTTCAGCCATAGACATCTTCATAGCCGCCTCTTTAGTAATCTCTGTAGGAGTGCCGCCATTTCCTTTAGGCGCACTACCTGCCAATCTCTTTTCAACTTCTGCTCTAACAGCAGCTTTGAAAAGTCTGTCTAATTTATCAATGTTAGTTTGAGAAGCCTCAATATCGTCAGTAATGTTAATAATGTCGGCAAACTCTGCGGACAATCCACGAGAGCCTAAAACGCTCTTTAATTCACTACGATTCTTTTCGATCTGGAACTGCGCAATCTGCTCTTCGAGATCCTTAATTCTTTCATCTTTTTCAGCCTTTGCTCTTGCGTCATCGTCCATCTGTGCCAGGCTCATTTGCTTCTCGTGCTTCTTCTGCTGTGTTTTCAGAGCCGCAGTAACTCTCTTATCAGCCTCTCTTTGAATGAGAGCCATAACCTCTTCTTGGGTATAAGTCTTAACTTCTTGCTCCTGGCCACCTTCTGCGCCAGTTTCAATTACACTAGTGTTATTGATTTCTTCTGCCATAATAAAACCTCCAAGTTCCGCAGTTAGCATCGGCTAACCGGCCCTTTAAAAAATATTTAGTTGTTCTTTAATGACTGCCCCTATTAAAAGTCAATATCAATTAATTACAGGAACTATGCAACATTTGCAGTTAGGATGGAACGGCGGCGCGTTCTTACCAATAGCCATTTCAGCATATAAAAATCTTTTGCCGTTTAATTTATAGCAATCTACGCCGTGATTGCCGCAGCTATCATCATCGTTACCTAAAATCTCATATTCTTTTAGGCCATAGTCTTCATATCTTTGTTTTGCCGCCATCGTTTGGATATGAGCCATTTCAGTTCTAATCAATGTGTCAGCCCTGGAATAACTAACTCCAAAACGCTCCTGTAGTTGTTTTCTTAATTGGCTTGGTTTTTTACCTGTTAAAAGACACTCAATTAAGCCTTCATTGAGTGTGTCTTGTAGTTTGGCTATATTCTGCCAAATTCGACTACTCCAACTCTTGCCATCAGCGCACCAAATTTGATTAATCATTTGATGGGCGGCCTCTACACTAACAGTTGTAAAGGCCTCGGTTCCTGGTATGGCAAAGGAATAATAAACTTCAAAGAAATTAACCTCAAACTGCTTACTCAATAAACTGATCTGTTTATCTCCAAGAGCGGTTAATTCCTTCCGCAGTTGCGCCTGGGATTTCCAGTATTTATCTAACTTATACAAATCCGCAGGAGTAGGGCTTCTACCCTCTTCAATACTTAATAGAACCTTATTATAAGTTTGTTCAAAATCGTCCAAAACAGTTTTCATCGCACGCTCATAATACTTCATTAACTGCTTTTCAGTTTGCTTAACGTTCTTTGATGTTAGCTTATCCTGCGCCAGTGCTTGACGTTCAGCCCAGTAACTCATTCAGCTTCTTCTTCCTCTGTTCCAGAAGTAAAGCCAAAGCCATACATTTCCATATTTGCGGCCTTCTGCTCCTGGATTGCATCTAACTCTGCATTAACATCAGGAATAAAATCTAACTGGCTTAATAGGGTTGCATCGCTAACTGTGCCCTTCAAAGAGTTAATCATATTAATAGTTGCGGTTAAATCCTCTGGAATATTGCGCTTAAAGTCGATTTGAATATCTCTAAATACGGCCTCGCCTAGCTTCAAGGTAGCAATTCCGCAAATGATCTCAATGCGTCTCTGTAAAGCCTTCTTCATTTCGGCCTCGATCTTACCTGCACGAGTCTCCATGCCAGTCAATCTGTATCTAATAGCAATTCCAGAAGAAACGCCACCTACAAAGGACTCGCTAGAGAAGTCAGGACATTGAGCGATACGATAAATGCTATCGTGAATGCGCTTTAAGATATTTTCTACCTGGGTATCTTGTGCGGCCTTCGTTAGCCAGGATGCTTTAGCGTTCTCTGGCAGTAGCAGCACGCGGTTTTCTTTCATAGCCGCAATATCATCTACATCAGCATCAACGCCCTCTAAAACGAGGTAGGCATCGCAGAACGCGCTGAAATCATCAATCTCTGCGCTTAAAATCTCGTTTGCGCTATCCTGTAAGCCCATAACGCAATCAAAAATGCTCTTTTCATCAGGTAGATAGAAAATGTTAGCGGGGCATTGTGCGAAATAGTGTGGCTCCTCATCTACAAAGTGTAAGTAGCCATTCATTCCTGTCATTGTGTAATGCTTTACAACATTTGTTGTATAAACATCAACATTATGTAAGTCTGTATCATCCCATTCATTAGCCTTGTAAATTCTAACGAAATACATTAAATCGCCAGTTAATGTATCATCATAGACTCCAAAGCATTGAGTAGGGTTAATAGTTCTAAATCTTACTTGGCTATTGGCATCCAAATACATAAGCTCAACGCCAACGCCATAAACTAACGCATCCAATAGCAAAGTAGCATCTTCTGCCTGGTGATCGTTATAGCGTAGAATATCCATAACTTCATCAATTTCTAACTCACTCTGGTATGAAATGCAGCCAGGAGTAGCTAGGTAGCCGCAGTAGCTATCAACAATATTCTTACAGTAGTTGATAACTGTTTTATTACATGGCTTTGTTTCATCTGCGTAAGCCTTGTTTAAAATGTTTTGAATGCCGTCATAGTAGTTTTTATATTTATTTAAGCGAGGTTCAACATTGATACGGAAACGATTAATCATCTTCTGTAGTAACTCAATGCTGATCTCTGTATCTTTATTTAAGAAAAACAACTTATCTCGCCTCCTATTACTCGTTTCCTGTGAATACATAGTTATAATGAATATTCACATTATGTTTATTTAGTCCAGGACATTCTTCTAAAATGTCGCTCTTGGTTTGGTTCATTCCATAAGGCGAGGATAATACTTCACCCTGGGCCCAGGGAACATAAATATCTGTTAGTTTGGGGAAAGATGCTAGAATGCTACAATAGCCGCTAAAGCCTTCATTTTCGGATGGATCAACATACCAAGTATCAATCTCATTGAATAAAGGTTTATTTCTAAAATAAATCTTCTCAATATTGCTACCGCGTCCAACATGCCAGTAGTCACTGATACCTGCGCCGCCAGGAATAATCAAAGTCTTTAATTTGGGGCATCCTTCAAAATGTCCGTAATTGCGGGTATATTCTGTGTCATTACTAAAGGACACATTCACAATATCAGTTCCCGTATTAACTGTAGTTAATTGCAGCTTTTCCAGGTAAGGACAATTATAGAACTTTGGAACCCAAACATTTCCGCTACATTTTGTTAAATCCACATACTTTAACTTTGGGGCATTATTGATACCGCCTTTAATTCTCTTAAATGTGCTATCTTCTGCCTTAATGCCTGTTATAATAGTTTTAGCGATGCTTAAATCATTGTTATAAACATCTTCGCCCCGCAGATAAGCCCATAATTCGCATCCTGGGTCAATATTTACTGTTTGAATAATTGCGGCGGCCATATCTTTGGGTCTATATACCACATCGGTTTGACCGTTAGCGGCTCTAATGGCATCGCCTATATCACTTAAATAAGCGTCATCAATTGTCTTAATTGCCATTAATAATAGACCTCCTCCGTTGAATCATAATCGCCAAGGTTGCCTAAATTAGCGATTAATGCATCAATTTCTTCTTTTGTGTAGTAATTAGCTAAATTAACATTATCTCCATCAATGGTTGCCGCACACGCTAATTTATTTTCATCATTGATATAAATAGTTGTTCCATCTACTGGAATATAATGAACATCAATAGGAACATAACCTTCCGCAAAGATCGTAATATCAGTTAAAATCCATTTATCTTGTAGAGTAGTTCCGCTACCTGCGTAATCATAGTAGAATCCACCATCTACCCAGGTTGAACTATTTCTATCAACATAGAACTCGCTAATATGTGTTTGTGTAGCAGCTAAAGCGGCTAAATCATCTCTATCCATAATTAACTCTTTAGCGGTTTCATCATAGACAAACTCTGTAGAGAAGCTAATCTTATCTCCATCTTTGAAAGTCATAGTGATTTCATAAACGCATCCTTCCACGAATGCTTTACCGATATTACCTGCGGGAACCTTACTGTAATTGTTCCAGGAGCCAGGGGGAGCATATTCAATGTTATGTAATTCATAATCAACGCCACCGCCATTATTGGCATAGCCTCCAATAGCAGTCTTAATTACGCCATTGCCATCAGTAATCAATGTTTTACCATCGACTGCGAACTCAATATCTGCTAAATCCTCCTGGGTTAAAAATCCGCTTGTATCTACTCCTGCGCCCTCTAACTGCGCCTTTGCGATCTCTGTTTTCATTTCTGCGCGAGTCGCATAGTCGCTCATATCCTGGCGATTATTTAGAACTGTTTCAACTACATAAGGCTTTGTAGCGTATTCAGTTAGATCAGGAGTATAAGTCTCAAACATTTCATCTACTTGATCTTTAATAGCATAAGGACTCAAATCAATGGCTAAATTGCCGTTCTCATCATAGATAACGCCCGCAGGTCCTTGTGGGCCGCGTGGGCCTGTTTCTCCTCTTGGGCCTCTTAAATCCGCAGAGGACGCGCCAGAGTCGCTAATAACAGTTAAGATAGAGCCGTTCCATTGGTGATTAATTGCGCTCATCAAATCTCCTCCTCAACTTCAATATAATTATCAATACTATCGTTTGCTCCAATAAATAAAGTCTTCACATATAAATGTGCCTGTTCCTTATATACTCTTCCATTCTCATCAATTTTCTCATCATATCGAGGTTCAGCCCAATCAAAGACTTTTCCCTCGTCTGCGTCATAACGCACTAAATTAAAATTAGTTGATTTCATTACTAAACCTCCTTTAAACGAGTGTAACAGTCCAACCTTTAGCGGTTGCCACTGCGATCTCTTCCTCGGTCATTGTATTAATTGCGCCTCCATCAGTTGCGCTACCAGAAGCACCTTTAAACTTAATAGTATTACCACTTCCAGAAGTAACATCAGGTAAGCTATTTATAGTATTAACTGCGGAATCGTGGTTATAGCGGCTATAGGCAATATTAGTGCTAAACCAGTCAGGGTCATTCTTTAATGCTTCATATGTAGCTGCGTCTTTAACTTCTTTATCTGCGGTAATACCAGAGTTGTAGTTTAAAATTTTGCTTTTTCCACTTGAAGACGTATAACCAATGCTAGATGATAAATCAATTACTTGGTTTTTCCAACTTGCTACTTCTCCTGGCTTAAACATAAACTCTTTAAATCTGTAGTTGTGATATAACGTGCCAGAAAAATAGTTAGATGTTGCCGTTGTTTTAAAAGCTACTGGTAAATCAATAACTTCATCTAATGCATAACAATCGGGAAATAAATTATAATAAATAGAGGTATATGCGCCCGCGTGCGGGTTATAATTCTCTAATATCTTCATAGGAAAACTTCTTAAGCTATAACAATTATAAAAAATACTATTAAGAAGAATGCTATATTCACTGGACGCATTATTAGCATTATCCCAATTCCAAGTATCCACGTAATCGGCAGGTATTTCTCTTAAGCAATAACAACTATTAAAAGCATTTTGGAAACTAGCGACTTTAGCATTTAGGATTTTAGGAAGTGCTTTTAACTTATAACAATAAGCAAAGGCATCGGATAACATAATATCGTCATTAATTTTACAGTTAAGATCAAAAGGGATTTGCTCTAATTTATCTGAATAGTTAAAACAGTTCATTAGATTAGTAATATCTTTTGTAGTTATCAAATTACCATACTTATTAATAATTCCATTCCAATGGTTATAACTAAAAGTGTAGTTTAATTCGCCAGTAAAAGTTAATTCTTCTGCGGAAGGCGCGCCCTCCTGCGGCACATTAACAGTAATAGGCGCAAAACCATCAACGCCTTCATAAGTGTTATATGTTCCGTTAGCGGTAATCTCAATAGGCTCAATAATAGGGTTGCTACCAGTCTCAATTGATCTAATTTCGTTAGGCATATTACCAGGAGCGATCAATTCCTCTAATCCAGTCATTTCGCGGATAGCATCGCCAATAGCAGTTAAGGTTGTCTCTTCAATGAATAACTTACTCATTAAAACTCACCATCCTCTGCAACGCCGATTTCTCCAAGAGCGGCAGTAATTGCGGCCTCAACCTGTTCTGCGGTTTGATAGCCAGATACATCAGGGATTTCAGTTTTCAATGCGTAGTCAGTTAAATCTACTTTTGGAATAGCTTTGATCTGCTGATCTACATAAATAACTGTAGCTAGTCCTTCGATACTTGGGATGTGTGTATCTGCGGGAAGTGCGCCAACATCAGCAGCATTTAATTTAACTTCTCCAACTTTGCCATTAACAGATACAACAAACTCTTTTGTCTTCTGCGGACTAATTAATTCAATATTAATCATTTACGCCTCACCTCACACAAAATAAATTGGTTCTTTGAAGCAAAGAGGTTTATGTTCTTTCATAAAGCAATACCAGTAGCGGCCAGATAAACCTGCGGTAATCTCTGCGGGAACTGTGAATTGATACACTCCATCCAGTAATTCACCCTCAATAACTACCATATGTTCATCATCAATATGTAAAGCAAAGCAAGTTCCTTCTAATGTTTCGCCATCTTCTGAAACTCTAGCTACAATATTCATATCTGCGCCTGCGGTTGCTCGTATTGCGTCATATAAATATTCAATCATTTAGGTATGACCTCCTTACAAACTTAATACAGACTTATTAATAGTCTTCAACTTTGTTTGAGTATAAATATCGCTATACCCATAGCGGCACGCATCAATAGCGTGGCTCCACTCGTGCGTAGTGTCTTCTGTCCATTCCCCTGTTTGCTTGGACTTGATATAACTAAAGTTCTCTAACTCTGTTATAAAGTTCTTACATTTGGGATGAACTATAATTAAGTGATCTTGAAGGAACATTAAACCCGCCTTAACGCTGCCCGCACCTTTAGCACACGCCTCTGCGCGTAGTCCTTCCTGCTTGAAATATGCTATACTGCGGGCTTCGGCAGCATCTACATAGATTTTTGTCTTTTGTAAATTCATATCTCTAATTGCGGTTGCTAACTCACTTAACTGGCAGCCGCTTTTGTAGAACTCGTTAAAAACATAAATTGTTCTGTTTTCACGATCATAGAGCGTGTCGATAATTGCGCTCTTATCTACCCAGCCCAAGTCCATTCCTGCCCTATGCTCTAATCCAGAAGAGGCCAAAGCCATAGCATCAAAGTCTTCTTTGCGCCAATTAGTTATAACCAGACCTTCCGCATCTACGCCCCATTCTCCATCACAGAAAATCCTGGCTTTTGCGGGATTGCGGCTATATAACTCTTCTAGTTCAGCTATATATTCTTTATTCAGGAACGGATTATCTCTAAAAGTTGAGTGTGTATAAAGGAAACTGCTAGGTGGATTGATTTCGCAAAACTCGTAGAGCCAATGATTCTTACTAATTGGGTTAAATGCCATATAGATTTGCTGATTAGGGTTATTACCTCTTAAACGCAAATTCAACTGCTCTACTATTGGCTTTGGAACTTCAAATGCCTCCTCAATGAAGATTGCGCCAATATTGTTTAATGACAAAAGTTTTGTTTCTTCATCTAGGCCCATAAAGATGATCTCACTGCCATTAGGAAACTTAATGTTAAAGTCAGTCTCTCTAATCTTTACATAGGGCGTTAGTTTCCACTTTGCCAGAATATCTTTAAACAAACTAAAACAGGTATTTCTAATTGTTGTAGCAGTGCGGCGACACACTACAACCTTGATCTTCTCCCGCACGCATCTAACTATTATCTTTTGGGTTATGAAGTAGCTTTTGGAACTTCCCGCCGAACCCATATAGACTTCCCAACGATGGGAATAGTCCAATAGCAAAGGAAAAAACTTTGGCACAAAGATGTTTTTATTAAGATTTAACTGTATCTGTGCCATTGTTAGTCCTAACCATCAATATTAATTACAATGTCAGTAGAAATATCTGCTTCAACTTTTTGAGTAGGATTGAAGCCTTCATTCTTTAATACAAATTCAATCATCTTTTGATTGCCGTCATTGCATAACTTTAAGGCTCCTTCTCGCGCAGCATCTACAGTTGCTAACCATCTTGCGTCATTGATCTTCTGTAATTCCGCTTGGAAATGGGAGAAATCAGGACTATTGCGCCAGTTCCATAGAGTCTTACCATCTATGCCTACAATCTCGCATATCTCCTTATACTTCATTCCCTTACCGCAGGTTAGAAGCTCTAACGCTAGTTGCTGCTTATCGGTTAGTCTTTTAACTTTCTTCTTATTGCTCATAGGCTGCTACGCCTCCTTCCAATAGGATTGATAAATTGTTATATTAAAATAATTATTTTCGTCCAAATAAATAGAGGGAACGGCTAGTTTAAGCCATTCCCTCTGTGTCATCGTGTCTATATAAATTATACAAAAATTTTTTTATTGAGTCAAATTTCATCCAATTTGTTTCCTAATTGAATTGTAATATCTCCTGCTCGCTCTAATGCGTCTTCTAGTTCCAGGAGTAGCAAATCCATCTTAAGGATTGCTTCTTTAACTGCAGCAACGCTAATATATTCTTCGCTTGTATCGCCATATAAAGTAACAGGCTAGTCTAAAATGCCGCCTTTGGCAAATTCCTATCCATTATCAGTAATCATCATCATTATTTCCTCCAAAAGCCATAGTATTCAATGTTATAACTATCTAAAGCGGCCCGTAGCTCTTTTGTATCTAAATAAATTGCAGGACGGTTATCATAATCCTCAATGGGCCATATTTTTCTTTCTCCTAGATAGTTCTAAATGTGTTGATTAGTTATTACGATTGTTTTCTTTTTTCTCATTCTCATAATATCTCTCCCAGTGGTAGCCGCCCGCAGTCTTTTGTCTTCCATTCACAGCGCAATTAATAGTGTAGCCGTGAAGGCCAATCTATCTTCCTGCATCGGCGCAATTCTTATAGATAACGCCAGTTTCTACACAGCGTATTCTACTAAAGCATTTGGGCTTACCTGCAAAGCTAGCATAGCCGCAATTCTCTTTTCCAGTAGCCCAACGTAAGTTATTAACACAGTTATTTGTGCGGCAACCATCAATATGATCTACCTGGGGCTTGCCTTCTGGATTCTCTATGTAAGCCTACGCTACTAATCTATGAACTTTCTTCTGCTTTAACTTTCCGTTTTTATCAGTTAAAGTAACGCATCTATAACCATTTCCAGTGCTAAATGCTTTTAAAAACTTATTAGTGCGGTAACTCCACACTTTGCCGCAGCTTGTGACTGCATATAATCCTTCATAGCCTATTACATCTCTCATTTTATTTATTCTCCTTTTGGTTTATTTACCCCGTAGGGCAGTTCTATAAGGTATTTAAATGGCCCGTAAGGGACATTTAAAGACCGCTATCTGTATTATTATTGTAATATTTCTCCGGTAAAAATTACCGAATTAAGCGGTAAATTTTACCGTAAGTTTTATTTTTCCAATAGTATAGTAGAAGTATGACACTCGATGATTGTGCCATCCTTAACCATCTCAATTGCTTTTGGAACTTCAAAGAAGTCATAAATACCATCAGCGCGTTTTACTAAATATCTCTGCGCTACTAATGCTTTAATTGCATCTCTATAAGTCTTATCACTAATGCCGCAGAAGCCGCACACTGCAACACTACTCAATTCAAATCTATAATTATTTTGATTTTTAGCAAAATACATCCACACCTTCAATTGCGCAGGTGTTAATGATTTCATTGCATTCTCCATAGCTTCAATATTGATACAGGCATATAGATGATTGCGGTCAGTAGGTTCTTTATTAATGCTAACTGTCTTCTAATTTGGAACTGCCATTACTTATCCTCCTTTTGGAAATATTCTTTAATTGCCTCTCTAATTACCCAAGAGGCAGAAACATCTAGTTTTGCGGCTAGTGCCTCAATCTATTCTTTCATCTCTGTAGTCAGTCTAAATTTTATTTGACAATCTTTTAATCCTTCCATAACTATTTACCTTTCGTTTTAATTTTATTGAACTCCTTTGCCCCCCACTTACCTTAAAAAGAAAGTAGCCCAGTTATCCTGGGCTACCCTCCAGAACAGAGAAAAATTAGTTTAGAAAAGAAAAATGTAAATAAAGGAAAGATAGGCTAACTTAAAGGAGTTGATGTTATTGCCATCACTATACTTAAGTTTTAGATTTGCTGATTTACTTGTTTTTGCCCAAAGATCGGTAAGTCGCCGCATAGTCTTATTCAAATCCCCTATGAATACGCTACGCTATTACCGATCAATAGGCTTGTGTGAAATTATCAACCAATAGATCAATATAAATGATAATTAAGGGGCCAAATCCATAATTATCAGGCTATATTTTGTAGATGTTATATGCTACATCCACTATTATTATTTTACAAAAATTTTTCAGAAAAATCAAATAAGTGCCGCAGAGGGCTTGACTTTCCGCACTTTTTAGCTACAATAACAGTAGCATAGACCCAATTTTATCCAGAAGGAGTAATAACTATGACTACTAATGAAACTAATCTGTATAGAGAACTCGATCTAAATGGCATTATCGAATACTGTAAGGGCCAGGGCCCCGCAGGTATCGCTTGGTTGAAGGAAACCGCAAAGAAGAAAGTTCCTTATAAGGTTTATCCCCGCACTATCGTAGATGGTAAGGCTAGAGCGGATAAGACCCAGGAACCCAAGATTGAAATGCGCCCCATCTCCTTCGTTCAGTTAAAGATGGAATTCCTGACTCATTTTAACCTGGCACAGCCCGCAAAGGCCAAAGCGCCTACTATGTATGAGATTATTGACGCTCTGTAAGAGCCCTAGCAAGCCGCAGAGAGCATTTTTTTAATTTGATGGGTTTCCCCCTATCCTTTGCAAAAAATCGTCTTACAGGGCCGCCAGAAGCCCCAGAAACAGAAAAAGCCCCGCTACCATTTGAGTAGCGGGGTTTTCTCGTGTAATCATTTTCTCTTAAGGCTTGAGACAATGATATTATACTAAATTGCGTTCAGAAGCTCAAGAGCGTTTAACAGTTTTAGTGCGGCGGGCCGATCTCTTAATCGTATCAAGCGGGCTATATTTATCATAATCTGCTTTAATATCCTCGCTGAATAGCTTTATGTATCGGCGTGTCATTTCCAGGGTTGAATGACCCAGGACTTTCTGTAGCTTAACCATACTACCATCATTCTTAATCCAGAGCCGCGCGAACGAATGCCGCAGACCGTGAATGTTAGTATGATCTACTTCCCTCTCCTTGCAATACTTCTGGAAAGAGTGCGCTAATGCGTTCGTGGTGAGTTTATCTTCACCAATGTTAGGAAAAAGCCAATAGGAAATCTTAAATGTTCGAGTGTATTCCTTCAACACAGTCTCTAGTGACGGGGAGAGCGGTAAGATTTGAGCTTTCTTGTTTTTAGTATGACCCAATAGGATTTCTTTTTTCTTGTAATCAATATCAGAAACTTTAACATCACAGATAGTGGAGGCACGATTACCAGTAGCCAATACCCAGTTAATTATAACCCAAGTGCGCCAGGTAGTAAAGTTATCACTGCGGGAAGGCTTAACTAATAACGCCTCAATTTCTTCATCAGTAAAGAACTTTAATTGTTCCTCCTGGCCCTCGATCTCGTGAATCTTAAAAGGCTCTTCAATATACTTACGATCTGCGTCCATACACCAATAGAAGAATGCGCGCACATCCCGCAAATAGTGATTGATGGAAGTATGCTTAACTCCATCTAGTTTCATACTATTGGCCCATTTGTAAAAGTGCCTGGGTTCAACTACTTCCAGAAGGTCAGCATCAGATAGATCGTTGAACTCCATAAAGTAATCATAGCTCTGGCGATAATTGCGCAAAGTAGAAGCGGATAGGTTGCGGCCTTCCTTTTCTGCATAGAACTCTTCAAATGCCTCACCTATTGGCATCTTATCGGCAGCCGCGCTCTTTCTTATACGATGTTTAACTCCCATAGTAATACCTCAAAAATACATAAGTTGTGGGAATCAGTAGGACTAATCTTGGCCTACTGATTTAGCGTATTATGCACCTTAATCAGTTGGTCTGTTAGGGGCCTAAAAGAGCCAGACCGCCTAGAGAATCCAGGCTTTCCAGCTGATTAGGGTTGAGTTTTAGCGACATATGATTACGAATCAGCTGCTCTACCGACTGAGCCACAGCAGCGCATTCGCCCTAGAGCCGCAACGACTTTTCAAACGGGCCAACTGATTTTGAGTGACTTGACCTACTGATCTAGCCCATTTAAGCACTTTCAAATCAGTTGTAAATAGTATAATCACATTTCCTAAATTTGTCAATAGTCATTTTCCTCTAATCCAAAGAATGATTTAAATTCATCCTTGTATTCCTGGGAAATAAAATCCAACTCGGCTTCTCTTGGCAGATAAACATTCTTCCAGTTATTTATGATTGCGGCTTCTAGCAATAATTTATGAACTTTGATATTTCCTTTAGATAATCTAATACATCTTTCAATGAGCTTCTCTAATCCCGTTTCAGTTAGTGGAGATTTCAGATTATCCCTAACTTCTATGTATTCCTGGTAGAGCCTCACTAGGTCAGCGTCATTAGTGTTTAATAACATAAATAATTTATTATTTAAGTGATTAATTGAATTAGTATTTAATTGTGCCGCATTTTCCGAATTAGGATTTTCCGAATTCTGATTAGCCGATATAGGAGTTTCCGCAGAAGGATTATCCCTCTGCGGCTGCTCATAAATATTATATTCAATTCCTGCGAATTGCCCCTTCTGGTTGATCTGTCTCTCTCGCGTTAAATAACCAAAATCTTCTAATTCACCAAGAGCCGACATAACTCCATCTTTACCATCTTTAGACAACTTCACAAGGCCCGCGATACTGTAATTCCAGTCATCAGGCAAGCTCAACATTAGACTTAATAGCCCCTTTGCTTTTAATGACATCTTCTTTTCCTTAAAGTGATAATTACTCATTACAGTAAAATTACTCGTTTTATGAACTCTAACTTTTCCCAAGTGTCTCAACTCCTATTCTTCCAGAAGCATAACACAATATGTGCGGAAAAGCCAGTTGCGGGTTTTCCCTGTGGATAAACTGTGATTAATTGTAGTAAAGAAAAAATGGGGTCAGCCGCAGCTAACCCCATATATATTATAAAACTTTATAAAAGCCATTCAATTGACATTTTTCCAAATAACCTTCACGAACTAACTTACTCATTGTTGCGCCGTAAATACGATCAACGCCAATAGCGTGAGCAATATTAGAAGCAGAAGTAATCTTACCTTTGCGGCGGCCCAGGAACTTATAAATCTCTTCATAATTAACCTTACTCATAACTAAACTCCTATATATTTTTTTATTATTTATTTATTTCTTATCCTTTATATATATATTATACCATATTTTTTATATAAAATCAAATATCTACCATTTAACCAATTAGAAATGACAAAAAGGGCCTGCGGCGAACCGCAAGCCCTAAAGTTATTGCTATGTAGTATTAGTCTCTTTGGACGCTTGATTGCCAAAATAAAAACCAATAACCACTGTAAAAACCGTCATAAATAACTCTGCTCCAATGATGCCAGTTAAGCATAGAACGCAGAAGACGATAGTTAAAAGGATTGTGATAATCGTTTTAACATTTATTAATTTAGCTAGTTTCTCTTTAAACATAGCTATCCCTCCAATTACTCAAAGATATATTTAATAGACTTATCTAATAAAAATTCTTTTTCTGCGGCTGCGGCCTTTTCTACTACCTCAATAGCTTTACTCATATTGCCGTTACAATGTCCGTCTCGAACGGCTTCCGCAGTAGCTTTACATAGAATTGTATTTGC